GGGTTCGGGTGGAACTGGACGTACCGTCAGTGCCAAGAGATATGATAAACTGTTTGGTGATGGTGGAAGGTATGCACCAAAAGGTGATGGATCTACAAAATATATACCATCAAAACTTGGTAGAAAGTTTAATCCATCTGGATATCAACCCAATAAGTTTGTAAGATAAACTGTATCACGTTATACCAACTTACTTGACTATATAATATATGAGGTCTATAATAGACCAGTCGTTCATCCCACTCTGTGGGACGCAAGTAAGTCGAGGAACGGATCGTTCATCCTCTTAGGAGGACGCACACGACTGAAGGAACGGGGCAACAATCCCTTTCTTTTAGGAGTCACTACAATGAACACACTTAATCTAATCAAGAAGCAGATCCAAAAGGCATCTGCACTTCACGAAGCACAAATTGCTATGACATCCTATCGTGGTGTTAAGTATGAGTGCAAGCAAGGAGCTGAGGAAATCCACGGCACCTTCTGCTATCGTGGACATTCTTATAACAAGTGATTACTTGTAACAACGTATTCAAAGAGGGTCTTGACAGACCCTCTTTTTTTGTATATAATTACCCTTGTCCGGGTTTATAAAGGATGGACAAAGAAAAGCTTAAGTTAATTATCAAAAACCTAGAGTCTCTGGTAGAGTGTCTAAAATCAGAGGTATACTCTGATGTAGATGCTTACAAACCAAACTCACAAGAACATTTCACTTTAGATTACGACGAAGTATTTTATGACGGAGATGATGATGATGGATATTGTGATTAAAGAGGTGCAAGAATGAGTGTTAAATTAATCAGTGTTACTCCTGATGCGGAGAAGCACATGGCTTATTGTGCCAGAGTATCAAATCCAAATAACCAAGAGAATGAAAAGTTTTCTGGACTCTTGCGTTATTGTATTAAACATCAGCACTGGTCTATCTTTGAACAGGCAAGTATGACCCTAGAGATTAATACTACTAGGGGTGTAGCAGCTCAAGTGCTCCGGCATCGTTCGTTTACATATCAAGAATTTTCACAACGGTATGCTGATTCTTCCCTACTCTCGGAGACGATCCCTTTACCTGAACTACGCAGGCAAGACACCAAGAATCGTCAGAATTCTATTGATGATGTTGATGCATTTATCAAGCAGGAATTTGAAATCAAAATGAGAAAGCATTTCGATGAGGGTATGAAACTCTACAAAGAAATGCTTGATGCAAATATTGCAAAGGAGTGTGCTCGCTTTGTGCTTCCTTTGGCAACACCAACTAGAATCTACATGACCGGTACAGTTCGATCATGGATCCATTATATTGATCTGAGGTCTGCTAATGGCACTCAGAAGGAGCACATGGACATTGCTAATGGTGCAAAGAAAATCTTCTGTGAACAGTTTCCTGCCGTTGCTGAGGCAATGGAATGGATTTCATAAATATTAGAAAAGGATTGAACGTTTATGCCGACGTACCCCGTTATTAATTTGAAGACGAAAGAGAAGAAAGAACTTTCGATGACGATGAGTGAGTATGCTCAATGGAAAGAAGAGAATCCAGATTGGGATAAGGACTGGCAGGCAGGATGTGCGAGTCAGTCAAGAGAGTTTAGGTGGACGGGTGAGGCTCGTTCCAGTGGATGGAATGAAGTCCTGGACCGTGCTTCCAAACAACCGGGAAGCACTGTTCGTAAACACCGAGACTACTCCTTCTAATCTAACATATGGCTTCTAAAAGAAAGACCCAAACCCCAATAGTTCCATTCGGAATGAGCAACAAACATATGAAAAGAAAAAAACCAATTAACTTAGATTTGATGAAGAGGATTGAACCTCTTACAGAAAATCAACAAGAACTTTTTAGATGCTATAAGAATGATCAGAATCTTGTAGCATATGGTTGTGCGGGTACGGGTAAAACTTTTATCACTCTTTACAATGCCTTGCAGGATGTGTTGAGTGAGAAGACACCTTATGAAAAGATCTACATTGTCAGATCCCTTGTAGCAACCAGAGAGATTGGTTTCCTGCCTGGAGACCATGAAGATAAGTCCTCTCTTTACCAGATTCCATATAAGAATATGGTGAAGTATATGTTTGAGATGCCTACAGATTCTGACTTTGAGATGCTGTATGGTAACCTTAAAACTCAAGGAACTATTTCATTCTGGTCTACAAGTTTCATCCGTGGAACTACACTTGATAATGCAATTATTATTGTTGACGAATTCCAAAACTTGAACTATCATGAACTTGATAGTATTATCACAAGGATCGGACAGGATTCAAAGATCATGTTCTGTGGTGATGCCACTCAATCTGACCTTATCAAAGACAGAGAGAGAAATGGTATTGCTGACTTCATGAAGATTCTGCGTATCATGCCTTCCGTCGATGTTATTGAGTTCGGAGTCGAAGATATCGTTCGTTCTGGACTGGTGAAAGAATACTTAGTTGCTAAGATGGAATTGAATTTATGATTTTTGAGCATTGTAATTACCTTGGTGATCTTGAATTAAACAAGAAAGAAACAAATGGCATCCGTCTCTATAATCTTCCTAATGGAGACTGGGTGCCATCTATTACGTCAGTAACTTCTTTTTATAACCGACAGATCTTCGTCAAGTGGCGTGAACGTGTTGGTATTGAAGAAGCAAATCGCATTACTAAAAAAGCAACTGCCCGTGGAACTGACTTTCATGAGGCAGCACAAGGATATCTTGAAAACAAAGAACTGAACTGGGATGATTTTCTTCCTGCAACTCGGTTCATGTTCCATCATGCCAAACCATATTTGGACAAGATAAATAATATACATGCTATTGAAAGGACTTTATACTCTGAGTACCTTGGGTTAGCAGGTAGAGTTGACTGTATTGCAGAGTACGAAGGAGAACTTGCAGTCATCGATTTTAAGACATCTGAAAAGATTAAACCCGAAAAGTGGTTGGAGAACTATTTCGTTCAAGAAATGTTCTATGCAACTGCTTACTATGAATTGACTGGTATCCCTGTCAAAAAACTTATCACTCTCATGGTTACACCTGGTGGTGATGTCAAAGTGTTTGACAAAAGAAACAAAGGGGATTATATTAAGTTATTAGTTCGGTATATTAAGGAATTTGTATCTCACAATCTTAGGACAGAGAATGGAGAATGAACTAGAAAAAGTATTAGAAAGTAAATTCTTTTGCCCTTCTCGATTTGCACAAGAGATTGAGTCTCTTGTAGTACAGAACTCAGGCATGAGTTATATTGATGCTATTGTATTTTTCTGCGAGAAAAATACAATTGATCTAGAGTCAGTTCCGAAACTGATTCCCAAACCTTTGAAAGACAAAATAAAAGCAGAGGCAATGGAACTCAACTTCTTGAAGAGAAGTTCCCGTGCCAAATTGCCACTCTGATTTCATTTTAGGGTAAAAAATTTTCCCGGCAAAAAATCCTTGTATTACTTTTTTTGATGATGCCGTTTGATGCCTACAGACAATACCTCTCTCTGAAGAATCACTTCACGAAAGAGAAGTATGACTACCACAAGTATTGTGGAAAGAGTCGTGCGACTGTGCAATCTTTTTATAAGAGGAAGGATCGTTTTTGGTTTGAGAAACTAGCACGAAACAAATCAGATCAAGAAGTCATTGATTTCTTTGTGTCTAACTTTATCACCTGCACTGATCCAAGTAAGCTTTGGATAGGAGAAATGATACGAGAAGGTGAAGTTAGATACACTGATTGGAAGAAAAGAAATCAATCTTTGTCCTACATCTTTAAAGAAGAAATAGAATCTATTCTTGCAAATCAGGATTTAGATTCCATATTTGCCAGGAAGAATGGTCACCCAATTATCCTGAAGAAGTATTTGGGTGGTGAGATATCAATTGAAACACTGGTTATTCTTGATCATATACTTGGATTCAAAAAACAATTTGATAAAAAGTTGCAAGATCCAGTGTGGGAAACCGTCAGTATGAGAATGAAAAAATATTCTCCCTTTCTAAATATTGAGGTATCACGTTATAAAAAAGTTCTCAAAGAAGTTGTTTTAGGGTAATGAGTTTTTTCGATTCCGATGTAGTCCGTGCAGAAATGACGGAAATCAGTGAGTTACAAGACGACATTTACAAAAATGTTTTCAAGTTTCCCACAATGTCTCAAGATGAAAAACTCTTTCATGTTGCAATGTTAGAGAGACTTCTGGAAAAGCAGAAGATTCTTTATACTAGATTGAGTTTGTCTGATGATCCTGAAGCAAAACAAATGAGAGAACGAATTGTTGATTCTGCAGTTATGATGGGTCTCCCTAAGGGGACTGACATGAATATGGTATTCAACAACATGTCTAAAATGCTTGAAGTGATGAAGGACCAGATTGACAAAACTGGTTCAGACCTGTAGAATAACGGGGTACACACAAGCCAAATCCGTACAAATACGAGGTAATCCGAATGTCATTCGCAAATCTTAAGAAGCAATCTTCTCTTGGTTCACTGACTTCCAAACTGGTTAAGGAAGTTGAGAAGATGAACAATACTAGTGGCGGTGGAGATGACCGTCTCTGGAAACCTGAAATGGATAAGACTGGTAACGGTTATGCAGTCATCCGTTTCCTGCCCGCACCTGAAGGGGAAGAACTTCCCTGGGCAAAGATGTATTCCCATGCCTTCCAAGGTTCTGGTGGTTGGTACATCGAGAACTCTCTCACTACTATCGGTGCAAAGGATCCTGTCTCCGAGTACAACCGTGAACTCTGGAACAGTGGTCTTGACTCCGACAAGGACACCGTTCGCAAACAGAAACGCAAACTGTCCTACTATGCCAACATCTATGTTGTGCAGGACAAAGCAAACCCTCATAACGAAGGTCAAGTTTTCCTGTACAAGTTCGGCAAGAAGATCTTTGACAAGATCATGGAAGCAATGCAACCTGAGTTTGAAGACGAAACCCCCATCAACCCCTTCGACTTCTGGCAAGGTGCTAACTTCAAACTGAAGTTGAAGAAGGTCCAAGGTTATTGGAACTATGACTCCTCTGAGTTTGATCGTGTCGCACCTCTTCTGGACGACGACGATGCTCTGGAGGCAGTGTGGAAGAAGCAGTATTCTCTTGCTGCTCTGACTGCTCAGGATCAATTCAAGACCTATGAGCAACTGGACAACCGTCTGAAGATGGTTCTGGGTCAGAAGTCCTCTTCACGTCCTCGCATTGATGAGGAACTGGAGGATGAATCCGAAGGTCGTGGTTCTTTCACCCCTAACTTTGAGTCCAGCCGACCTCCTGCTGCTGATCTCACTCCCGTTCAGTCTGCAGATTCTGATGAGGACGATGCTCTCTCTTACTTCCAGAAACTGGCAGAAGAGTGATCAATCATAAAGTCTGATATTATCACCACGTTTCAAGGATTCAGTCATGTATTGACTGGATCCTTCTTTGTATGTCATGATAATTTCTAAATCATCTTTAACGATACCAAGATACCTTGGTCTCAAAAGGAAAATATTTCTCTTATCATCTTGAATCTTTGCTTCGTATTCATAGTTCGTTACTGCAGTTACAGGAGAAACTTTAACGATTCCTGCTCCATCAAAATACTCTGCGGTATAATTTGATGCTACACGAAGTCCTGCTTGAATCATTATGATATCATTGTTTGGGTTTCTAACTTCATATGTTTCATAATGATGGACATCATTTAACTTTTCATAGGTTCCATACTTATCCAATAAGAAACTATCAAAGTCAGATTGTGTCATTGGCCATTCAGTTTGCACATTAAGAATATTATTTGATGCCAAGACTACCCAGTCAAGTGTAGAGTCATTGTAAATTTCAAATGCTACATTGTCTGGTCTATCGTTATTGATAATTTGATACTTCTCAAAGAAAGCTAATTTCTGGAAGATATCATCTCTAAGTTGTCCTTTCTTAAAGAAATTTTTGACAGCAATATAGTCTGATATGTTAGCATCAGGAAGTCTGCTAACGTATTCAAGATTGGGAACTTTGCTAAAGTAATTTGACATTTTAGAAACCTATTTCTACAGTATCTTCGTCACCATAATCATCATTAAATACTGGTTCAAGTTCTTTGAGTGACATTGAAATTTTATATGCAGTCATGTAACCATCAGCAAGTGTGCTATAGTTTTGTTGTGGTGTATAGTCCACACTGAAATTGGTCATGGCACACTCCTTCATCTTTCCGATAAAAGGATTTTCATCACTGGTTCCACCCTTAACAAAGTGAACTTGAAATGTGTGTGGAGACTTTAAAAACAAGTTGGACTCTGATCTAATGGGAGACATTCCTTGCTTAAAGAATTTAATAATCTTAACCACTTCATCTGCTTCTTCTTTATTTCTAGGAGCTAAGTCGAAGGAAAATGTGAATGGTCTCAATGTTGGTTCTTGGAATAATAATTCAAGGTTTGGATTCATTACCATTCCAGTCATTCTTGATAACAAATTTCTAGCACCAACAGCATTACCTGAGAGTGTTTCTTGAATTGCTTTTTTTACGTCAGCAGAATTTCCTGAAACTCTAGCAGCTATATCTTCCGCAGCTTTACCAGCATCTTTTCCAGAGGCACCTGTCATTGCTCTTGCTAATGAAGATGCTTGGATTTTCATTTCGTCCATCTTATCAGGACCCCAGTTAGCACCATTCTCATCTTTGATTCCCCCAGGAATTGGTAACGAAATACTTCCTAGAATGGTTCTACCCGATGATTCTCCGTTTGGACCAACTCTTGCTCTATCACCAAAACCAAACCCACCACCACCAGTACCACTTCCAACTTGCTTTGCTTCATATTCAAGAAGTGAAAACTTCATGAAATCTTGAGTTGTGCGTCTATCTTTGGGGTAAGATAATTTTCCAAAACTACCTGCACCTGATTTAGTTCCTCCTCTAGTCTTTATATTTTTTCCAAAATCTTTTAATTTTTGATTTGCTTCTTGGTCAGTTAGCACAACATCATCTGGATTTGCATCATCGGGAGTTTCTTCTTCTCCGGTTCCTGTTAATTCTCTCGCTTGCTTAGTTGCTACTTTTTCATTAATTTTTTTTGGGGTTTCTCCCTCATTATTTC